CTGTAGCTGAGTATGTAATAGCAGAGCGAGGCCAGAAGTTATAGAAGTCTCCAGGTTGAGACATGATAACATTCTCATCACTGAGCATTACCATTCTATTCCTAAAGAATACCATCTTGTTTACAGTCTTACCTACAAAAGAAGGTTCAGGTACAGTTGTAGTATTACCTACAGTACAAGGATCCCAAACTATATGATCTACATCAAACCGTACAGCATTACTTACATAATTACGTACAATCTGTATAGGCATAGTACTTGAGCTTATGGTAGTAGTTCTACCTGGAGCCGGGCATTCTTCCCATGTACCAGGGCCGTCCCTGTCATTTTCACCAAAGAATTTAACAAAGTAATCATCTTCATTAGCAACACTATTTTTTATTTTAACTACATAACCATGTTTACATTGTGTAGGCAGGTCTTCTATGTTATTAACTTCTGAAGTAACCACATTTAATAACTCACCTGTTGGAGAGGTAACGTTAAAGGCTGAACCATTGGTAAGGTATATACCATTACCTATGATTTCAACTTCAGATGTAGTGAACTCACTGGTTGCTATTATACCTGCTTCAAGATCACCAAGTATACTTTCAGCTGTAACTGTTGTCTTAGTGTCAAAGGATGTAGGAGTTGGACGGATGATACCTAAGTTACCTTGTATTTGAGAAGTACTTACTTCATCAATAGTAACTTTGTATAGAGCATCTTTCATCCAAACATCAAAGTAATCACCTTGTTGCCAACCTGTACCACCATAGAGCATGTCATGTGTGGTAGTATATCTAGCTTGATATGTAGTAACTTGAGTCTCGCCTGATCCTGTAGTATAAGGTACAGACTGACCTATGGTAGCAATTCTAAAATATAAATCAGTACCTCTGTTAACAGAAGCATTGCTACTATTTCTAACGTCAATGGTATATGTATGATTACCTGAGACAGCATCTGTATCTGTTAAAGAGGCTCCATCAGTAACAGAAAATATACGAGTAGCAATGTTAGGTGCCCATGCATCTCTACCATCACCAGCTGAGTCATCACATCTAGTCGATTGACCTGATCTACTATTTCTAGATACCATAGCACCATTACCATCACAATAATTATTACTAGATTTCGTTAGTTCTACTTTGATTCTTGTAGCAGTAGTAGTTGTGGTAGTAGTGTTATTATTAAATAAGTTAACTGCATACTGACTAGCATAACTAACTTTCTTCAGTTCAATATAAGCTTCAAATGGTCTAGCAGTTTCAGTAGTACCTGACATAGCAACAGTCTTAGTACGATTAGTTACATAAGTATAATCGTTAAGAGTCAGTGTCTGTAGATCTTCATCATTAGTATGTGTTAAGTAATTAACTAGTGTTGATTGACTAGATACAGTACCTGGGTAGGTGACATTCATCTCATCCCCTGCACTGTGTCGTTTCGTACCACCTGTATCGTAGATGTCAGTACAAGTCCACATTCTCAGAATACCAGCTGTTGATATCTGACCTACATATTGTTCGTTTTCATCTCTGTAGTAATGAAACCATCTTCCATTGGTAGCAGAGTTAAGACTACCATCACTTAAAGATTTAATTAACTTACCACCTGGACGTTTAGTTAATCCATTTACCAAGTCAGGGTATACATTCTTAGCTTTAGATACCTGCCCTGGTAACTTAAGTTCGTCAGGCTGTTGAGATATCCCTCCAGTATAACTGGGTATTGTTTGTGTAATGCTTGACATTATCTACGTAGTGCATTGTAAGGTTGATAAGATGTATAAACGCTTTCGTGTGGATTACCAAAGAATGAGGGGTCAGCTTTATCACATTCGTAATCTAAACAAACAGCTCTAGACTTAGCTTCATCTTCCTTCAATAGCTGTGTGAGCTGTACGTTTGATACAAGCTGTGTAGCAGCCCTTACAGCAGCCCTGTAAGTGATGTAACGTTGGAATGGGTTAGGGAGATCTTCGAACGCATACAGCGTCACTAGATCAAGGTACAGAGTATTGGTAAATACATCAGTGTGGTTAACTAAATCATATAATCTACCATTACGTTGTACTACATCTTGTGATCTGTCTTTAAAGCCATCATGAATGTCATATCTTAATGCGTTATTTGGTATAGTTATATAGCCACTAGCATCAGGATCAACAGCTATGTGTTGCTCTGTGTTGAAATGCCAGCCTTCATTCTGTACGTCCTTATTAACTTCAGCTAGTATATTATATATAAATGATATCTCTGGGTTCTCATAGTTAAGAGTAGTTATCGGTGATTGACCTATGCTACCCAAGATTGAGTTCACTGCGGATAGTTCGGTATCGGTGTCAATTGTCGAGGTAGCCATAAAAAATTTTGTAAAAAAAAAGGGAGACCGAAGCCTCCCCATGTGTAATATATTTAGAATGCAGCGTTACCTGATGAACC